TAACAAAAGCAAAACAATGGAAATAAACATAATACAACAAGAGTATTTAAAATCAGTAATATTAAGTCAGTTACTGTTAGAATCAAATGAAAGTTTAATTTTTACAACACAATACAAGCAACAAATTAAACACAAGATAAATAGTTTAAATAAAGACTTGGAAGAAACAGTAAGAAACGAATTTAAAATAATATACAATACAGACCCTGAAACAACAACTAATATATTGAGAAGTATAGAAGAAATAGTTTCTAAACTGCAAACAAGTTCATTAGATGAATTAGTATTTATAAATGCAGTAATAGACAAATACAAAGAAAATAGTGAATGGTTTAAAGAATACGGAGAAACAGAATTTTTAAAATTAGACTAATGAAATTAACATACACATCTTACGGAAAAACATCAACAATAGAAACAGAAAATGATGATATTGATATTGATGAATTAGGTCAAATGCTTTATCATTTATGTTTAACACAAACTTGGTCACCTGTAATATTAAAATCAATATTTAAAAAGGATGTTACAAATGGCTAAAAAGCAATCAGAAAAGTATTCTGTAAAAGAAAGTGAAATAGAAGCAATGAGATTGTGCTGGAAGAATGATTTAGCTTATGTAATCCAACCAATACAAAACACAAAAATGTATCACGTTATTAAGTTTCAAATATCAGATAACTTAAAGATATATACTTTTGAAATAGATAAAACAAAAATAGAATTTACAGAATATGAAGCATCTAAAAAAGTTATGGAACTTTACACACAACATTCTAAAAGATTTAGTAAATGAAAGATAGTATAGTAGAATCAGTAATAGAACAATTTAAACAACGTTCTAACGTAGGAATTAATAAATATGGTACAACATTAGATAGAAAAGATTTAAGTACATTAGAATGGATGATTCACTTCCGAGAGGAGTTGATGGATGGATTATTATATTTAGAACGTGTAATAAAAGATACGCAAAAGGAAAATATAATTAATATAATGAAATCTGATGAAGAATTAGGATTATATGCAAATACTTTTAGCGGAACAACATCATCAATTACAAATGGAACAACTGGAACAATTTCAACAACTACAACACATTATGACACGAAGTAAACAATCAGCACTACAAAGAATCCAACGTATAATGAAATTCAATTATAATAGAGGATTAAACTCAGAAAGGGTTAATGAAATATATAGAAAAATTATTAATTTAAAATTAAGCAATCAGAAATGATTGTTTTTTTTTATGTTAATTTTTTGTTAAAATGTTTTTTATAAACAAATAATGTTTACATTTGCGTATAACAATTTAAAAAACAAACAAAATGGACAAACTACAAATTTTATTCAAATTAGAAACCTGTATAGAGGTTATGAAAACAACGGACAATGTTTATGTACGTAAACAATTAGAATTAATTGCTGAAGCATTAGTAAAAGATTGGAATGAATCAGATGCTTATGCACAACAAATTAGAGATGTATTGAATTATGATGAAACAATGAGTAATTTAGATAACATAAGAATATGAATGTATTAGAATATAACGACAGTAATTACAGAAATAAACAGGAGCAAAAAGAAAAGGATGAATTTGCTATTGGATTTACAGAATGGGCATATAGAAATGAATATAACATAAGTTTTTATTTTAAGCAAGATACAATGAAAGAACTATTAGAAATTTATAAAGAAACATTATGAATGAAGCTGCATACTTTACAATCCAATCTAAAGTACAGGTATTAGATAGAGAATTGTTTAAATATCTTGGGGAACTAATGTCAGGACAAAGTTTAACATCTGATGAGCATTTAAAGATAATGATTGATAGTACAGAAAGAGAATTAGCAACATACGATTACATACTAAAACTAATAATAAACAATGGAAACAAAAATTAAAACATTCGACAACAAGATTTGGAATAAGCAAGAACTAATAGACAATATGTATGATGATACATTCTATTACGGTTATCTTGGTAAACAGGCTTTAAGTAGTTCAAGCCTTAAAATGGTACTATCAAGTCCTAAAACGTATAAGTATGTTACAAAGTACGGACAAAGTGAAACACAACCTTTAAGAGATGGTAAACTATTCCACACAATGATTTTAGAGCCACATAAGATTGATGAATTAACTATTGTAGATGTAGCAACAAAAGCAGGAAAAGCATACAAAGAAGCAAAAGCAGAAGGTAAAGAAGTTTACACTACAAATGAAATTAAAGCTGCAGAAAGATTAGCTGATGCAATATTAAGAAACGATGAAGCAGTTCACTATATGTCTAAATCACAATTTGAAATACCAGAAATAGCAATGATAAACGGAATACCATTTAGAGCAAAAGCAGATATACTAAAAGACAATATGATTGTAGATTTAAAAACTACTACTGGTTTAAATGAATTTAGATATTCAGCAGATAAATACAGTTATGATTTACAAGCATATCTTTACAGGGAAATGTTTAATGTAGATGAATTTGTATTTGTATGCATTGATAAAGGAAGTTTAGACATTGGTATATTTGAATGTAGTGATGAATTTTATGATAAAGGAAAACGTAAACTTGAACAAGGTATAGATAATTATAAATACTTCTTTGGAGAAGATAGCGATGTAGATTTAAATCAATATGTATTACGTGGAATTTTATAAACAACAATATGAATATATTAGAAGAAGCAAATAAAATTATAAATTTACGTTCAGAAGAAAAAGAACGTATGTATGGACCTTTTGAAGAAGGTATGGAAAGAGCTGCTATAATAGCATCGTGTTGCACTGGTAAAGAAATAACCGCTAATGATATGTATTTATGTCTTATAGCTTTAAAGTTATCTAGGCAGTCTTATAATCATAAAGAAGATAATCTACTTGATGCTGTTGCTTATTTAGGTTCATTAAATAATTATTTAAGTAAATAATATGAAGTTTAAAAACTCACAAGAAGCTTTTGAAAAGTTATATAATAATATTTCAAAAAATGGTATAGATTATTCAGGAACTAAATGCCTACATAATATAGGGTTTGAAATACAAAATCCTTTAAATAATTTAATAAATACAAAATGGCGAAATTGGAAACCTGATTACGCTGAATTAGAATGGAATTGGTATTTGTCAGAAAATCCAAACGCAATAGAAATAGCTAAAAGCGCTAAAATATGGAATAAATGTATGGATATAAATGGAAATGTTAATTCAAATTATGGTTGGCAATGGAGTAGAGGTAAACAATTAGATTATATTGTTAATGAATTAAAAACAAATAAAGAATCAAGAAGAGCATCAATATCTATTTATGATGCAAAAAATAGATATAATTTTGAAAATGATACACCTTGTACTTATGCTATAAATTTTTATATTTTAAATAATAAATTAAATATGAGTGTAATGATGAGATCAAATGATTTGTGGTATGGGTTTTGTAATGATCAATATTGTTTTTCTAAATTGCAAGAAATGATTTCTAATAAATTAAAAATAAAAATAGGTAGTTACTATCACTTTGTAAATAATATTCACATATACAACGCTTTTTTAAATAAAAAATTAAATTAAAAAAAAATGAATAAATTAGATATTTTTGAAAACATAAGAGAATGGGCTTTTAATAAAGGTATATTTGAAAAAGGAGATGTTAAAACTCAATATATTAAATTACAAGAAGAAGCAGGTGAATTAGCAAAAGCATTATTAAATAATGATCAAGAAGAAATAATAGACGCTATTGGTGATTGCGTAATAGTATTAACAAATTTATCTAAGTTAGCAGGCTATAATATTGAAGACTGTATATTAAGCGCATATAATGTTATAGCTAAAAGAACAGGTAAAATGGAAAACGGAACATTTATAAAAGACAAATAATGGAAATAACAGAAAGATTAAAAGAAATAATATTAAAAGAAACTGATATAGATGTTTCTAAAAATAGTAGAAAGCATAATATAATAGAAGCAAGAGCATTGTATTTCTATTTGATAAAACATTTTAAACCTAAAATGACATTACAAGAAATAGCTGAATCAGTAAATAAGAATCACGCTACTGTAATACATTCTTTAAATAATTATGAAATGTATGAAAAGTTTAATAGAGATTTAAGAAGTTTAAGAAACATAATAGTAAATCAAATGGATGAAGAAAATGTATTAAATACAGAAGACAATGAATTATTAAAGTTAGAACTTAAAAAGAATAAGTTAAGAATATCTGAATTAGAAATTGAATTAGAAGAAAGTAATTTAAGAATAAATAAACTTGAAAAAGCAGGATACGAATACAAAATAATAGAACAGTTAAACAACCTTCTTAATCAAACAAAAGATACAGAACATCACAATGTAATGATACTACGTTTAGAAGCTATCTACGATATGAATATGAAAGTAATAGAACATAATAAAAACAATTAAGATGCCAGATATAACAATGTGTTCAGGAAACAACTGTGAACTATCTTCTATATGTTATAGATATAAAGCAGAACCAAGTAAGTTTAGACAATCATACTTTTGTAAACCGCCTAATGAAGGATTAGAATGTGAATACTTTTGGGAATATAAACCTGATGAAGAATGAAACCAATTCATAAACTTAATGGGGGGATAGGTGCTACACTATGTCACTTATGTAGTATAATAATAAATACAGGTAATACTCAAGATTTATATTGCGATAAATGTTTATCTGAAAGAATTAAAACTGATTCTGAATTTAAACAGATAAAAGAAAGAGCAAATAATTTAATGAGATTGAAAAATGGATTTAAAGATAAACAATAATAGATTTTATTTATTTTTAATTCAATAATGATATTATTTGATTATGGAAGATAAAAGAAAATACAACGGTGGTAAC